CAGTCGTTGGAAGAGATCCGTGATGCCGCGGCTGCGGCAGGGGGCAACTGCTCTTAGTGCTTTGATTGATGTTGATGTTTCTACTGATCCTCCTGCCGACGATGACGTTTTTGCTTGGGATGCTGACGCCCAGAAGTGGACTCCGGCATCTCTTGCCGCCGCAGGCGCTCAGTCAGCCTATACTCCTCCCCCATATTTTGTACGCCCAATGTTTGTTGGTATTGATACAACTGGTTTGGATAATGCACATGGAACGCTTCCTTGGGATACGGCAGGAAACTGGGGCGACGTCACTCTTCCTAAAGGAACTATGTCTGGTGGTTGGTGTGATAGAAGGGGAACCCTAAACGCCGTTGGTATTAGTGTTACCTCAACCCTATTGGGCCCAACAGAAGGCGTTAAGTTTTTGTGTTACGCACTTGACGCAAACGGTAAATTCACGGGCAACCCTGTTTGGGAAGTCCCAATTTCAATTGGTACAACTACCGGGCCTATTGGTACCACCGTTGGACTCACACTTCCAGCTAATGGGTGTTGTCTGTTTATTCTTAATCCGTTTTCAAACACGAACTCGGTTACGATCAAACATTTTCAGCCAACAGGACCATATAACTTTGCCACAGTTGGTTTGAATGTGCGGCCGTCTTTGTTGTCAAACGCTGATCTAACAACGGCGCCCGATCTTACTAGCTATACTGTCAACTCTGCTGTTGGTCCAGGAAGATTCGCCGCATCACAGCGAATGCCGTCCTTTTTCTTGAGGTGAAAAAATGGCAACTAGAACAATTGCAATTGGAACCCCTAGTTTCACGCTAGGTACAGCTGCAGGAGCAAGTTTGTTGGATGAAGATGACATGTCATCTAATTCCGCTACAGACGTTCCAAGTCAGCAGTCGGTAAAAGCGTACGTCGATTCAAATTCCGGGTCCTCCGGTAATATTGACGGCGGAACATTCTTCTAAAAAAGTTTCTGAAAGGACACATCATGGCACGATTTCAGCTGAAGCGTGGTCTAAAATCAGCACTCCCAACTACCGGAATGCTAGCAGGCGAGCCTCTTGTCACTACTGATCGAGGAACTCTCCATGTGGCTACTGGTGCCACCACTAAACTTCCGGTTGTTCCGGCTATTGAGGATCTGACTGCTATTGGCGCGATTGACCCTGCAGCAGATCTCTTGATCATTCACGACGCTTCCGCCACAGGGCAGATGGAGCGCAAAGTTACCGTTGATGACTTTAAGACGGCGCTGAACATCCCATCTGGGAGCGCAGACGAGAAGGTAGCTGTTGTTTCCGGCGGAACCTCTGGGTATATTTGGGGGACCAATGGCACCGATGGTGTTGTTCGTCTGAATGCATCTTTGTCTTGGACTAAAGATGCTGGTAACGGTTTTGTGACCATCGCGGTTGAAACGGTTGATGGAGGTACGTTCTAACATGGCTCTCCTCCGCTTCAAGAGGGGTACTAAGTCTCAGGTTGAAGCGGCGGCTACCGCCAGTACTCTCAACCAGGCAGAACCATACCTCGTTACCGATTCCACACAACCACTCCTAGTTGTTGGGCTTGGGGTGAACTCTTACGCAACATTCACCCCGACCATTGTTCTTGCTAACGCAGCCGCAGTCCCAGCAGGGTACAAAGGCCTTATCGTTAGGTTGCCAGCATGACCCTTCTTTACCAGAGTAAAGCATTTACGGCTAACTCCACTATTGACCCCCCGATGCCTGGATCTGGAGGCGTCGGTGATGTTGGAACCGCAACTAACGGTAAGTATGATGTTGGTTATAACAATATCCGCTTTGGCACCTATGCGATGGCTACCAGAACGTTGGAGACAATTCGATTTGTCGACAATAGTCTTGGTGGTGAGCCTCAATGGGAAATCATTCTTGGGGCTGAGCCAAATAAAACTGCGCCTGTAGTTCGTAACGGCCCATATTCTGTAAAGTTTTACTTTAGACAAACTTCAACTGCATCAACGGTTACTCAGCCAATCATGAAATTTATGAATGGTGCTACAACGCAATATTCTCTGGTTTCAGTTGAACAAACAAGGCCTGCGTTTTCTGGTCTTGGTGGTGGAGTGACAGCAATGTCGCCCGCAACAGGCATGTTCCGTTACGAACTACAGGTCGATCCTGCCGCATCTCCAAAGTGTACTTTGAATATTTATGTTGAAGACTCAACAACTGTTCATCGGACACTTACTGCAAGCCCAACAGATGTGTCAATCGACCGTCTTGTTATTGGTCACTATATTTCTGGTAATTATTCCTCAAGCGAGGTTGTTTACTCAAATATTGAGGTTTATGACACCTACAACTTTGATGGAAACGTAAATACACCGACCACAACACCATCGTATCCTACAAAATACAACTATAATCCATCAACTTTTAAAACTGACCCTCAAAATACTCTGGTTGCTGGTGTTGATTACACTGTACATGCCAACCTTAGCTACACCACCGCGGGCACGTTTAATCGGTTTCTAGATCTTTATATTCCAACTGGAACCCCCCCTGCGGATGGTTGGCCAGTTGTTGTTTGGGCACACTCAGGATTCTTCACTAATGGTTCCAGAACAGATCTTCCACCAGCTTGGCGAGATGATCTTATTTCTGCTGGGTATGCTGTAGCAACAGTTGAATACGTTCTATCAAACGTTACCGCTCTAGCGTATGACGAGTATGGCGGGGCTAGTAACCATGGCGGTCGTTATCCGTCGCATATTGTTGACTTTAAGCGTGCTTGCGCCTGGCTTCGTGATCAAACCACCTACAACATTGACGGGCTTCGAATGTTTTCTACTGGTTATTCGGCTGGTGGAAAAATTGCTTTGGATGCGGCGTCAACCAGGGATCTTTCTACTGACACTGTTGGTAATCCACTGAGTCTTCTAGCCTGCACAAGTGCTAGCCCGACAAAACCTTGGTCTGATGGGTATACTGGTCCGGACCCTATGTTTTTGGGGTGCCTTGTTTATTGCGCTCCAGTTGACATGGATCTTGCTAATGCTTGGGATCCAACTTACCCAACAAGCGGTAGTGTTATTAAACTCCTAGCTTACCGGGCCTTCCAAGGATTGACTGCAAATGGAACACCGGCGCCAGCTATGCCACAACAGAACACTGCTTTACATATTGCAAACAATGCGGCAAATCTCTGCCCTATTGCGTATGTGAAAGGCGCATCCGATTATCTAGTTCACTGGGAGCATGAAAATGCTCTTGCCGCAGCTATGAGTACTCATGCTGCATCAATTCCGGCGCCAGCAGCAGGGGCTAAATACACACGTATTGATTCCCCAAACAATCATCCGAAAGCTGCTGATGTTTATAGTGTGGATGACCTTCTTAATTGGATGAATCCTTTGCTTTCGGCAAGTTATCCTTATACTGGGCCAACCGTGAGCTACTATAATGGAACGACGGAAGTTACTGGCACTCTACATTATTACGATGGAACAACCGAGATTCCAGTCACCCTAGAAGTTTCATAGGAGGAACAATGCCCGCACCAGAATCAGCAACAGTTAGGGTCTTCACTGCTGCTCGAATGCAGGAGATCGAAGACAATTGTGTTGTCTCTGCTTATATCGAGGTTGGCGAAGACTCTGCACGAAACCTGATTCTCGTTAAGAATAACGGGATTCAGATCAACGTAGGTAATGTTGGAGGTACGGGTACAGTTGTAGTAGACCCCAACCCGACCAACCAGCCAGGACTAGTGACGCAAGTCGTCCAGGAGGTAGTGTAATGGCCGCAATCATCCCCCCTAACAATGTGGTAGCTGGCGATAACCGACACGTCGCTTTTCATAACGACATCGCAGACGTCTTGACTGACCATAAAAGCCGTCTTGATGGCATTGATGCAGCTTTTCCTACACTTCGCGGCTATCTTAATACCACAGATGATCTCCCGATGCCTGGTTCTCTTGGGGATATGTATGCTATTGGTGAGGACATGGCTCTGTACTACTGGGGCGTTAAAGATCCTGATCCGTCACCGGCTTGGCATTTTTCTGGAACTATTCGAGGACCTCAGGGCCCCCCAGGACCTTCTGGGACAATCATTGGTATTCTTCCAGCTGGAACTAATCCGCCTTCTGGTGCCCCAATCAACTCTTTGTGGTGGGTTGCAGACAGTGGAGTGATCGTTCCGCCGACAGATTTCACCCCAACGTTTGTTGGATCAGCCGCCGTTGTTACAAATAACTCAACCGCTACGGTTCCCGTTACCGATTCCGGAATCACCACCCAGGCCGATGATGTGGCCGTTCTCTGTGTCGTTCATGGTTCCGGGGTTACGATCCCAACGCCTTCTGGGTGGGAGAACCCAACCGCAGTGGACGCCGCGTATACTCGAACTGTGGATGGAAACCTAACCGCGACCATCTTCACTAGGGTCTGCCCTAACGCTATGGGTAACGTTTCTGTTGCTGCGGGCGCCTCGGTCAAACTTAGTGCCTCGTTGATGGTATTTCGTAATGTCACTCTTGGCACTGGCGGAGTGGGCTCCGCTATCAGCTCTGTAATCACAACCACAGATTCGCTTACGCGTGCCGCACCAACACTTACGCCGACTGTCAACTCCATTGTTTGTGGGTTCTACTTTGACCGATACGGTCCGACACAGACCACCCCGCTTGCTGCTAGCGTTGATAAACCCGCGGCGTTTACAATTGCCTCAGCGGCTGGCGTTAGCCAAACCGGAAGTAGCGGTATTGTTTCTTCCCAGGGCGCTTACGACTTGACGGTGGCTGCCAATGCATCGCGCCCATCTGGGACACAAGACTGGGTTAAGACCGGCCCTATGGCCAGTCAGTTGGGAGCCTTTACACTGGCCTTGGCAAAGAGGACGGTATAACTTATGAGTGTAAAGTTGTGGAATGGAACGGCGCTAGTTAGCGGTACGGTTAGACTTGCTGATGGCACGGGAGGACCAAATCAGCCTGTTGGTGAAATTCTTCAATGGCCCTGGGTTGGAGGCGCCGATCTAGTTGGCGAACTTAAGCCGGTAGCTTACGGTGGCGCTAGAGGTTTTGGCGGTAACGAGTTTGCCAACAACACAATCTATGCAGCTAATGCTTTCTTTAATGACACAAGGCTATCCCTACTTAGCGACCGACTTATCGGGGCCGTTGATCTTAGAATTCTAACTGGAACCGCTGGACCCGAAAAACTGGTCCTAAGCTATAATAGCACAGTTACATATTCTGGTGGAACAGGGTCTGTTGCCTCTCTGACGGAAGCTAACTGGAACACGGCCGTAATTCCTTCTCCAGTTGGTGGCGCAGACCAACCAGCAACTTTCTGGGACAACCCAACATATCCGGAAAAGAGTATTGCTCCGGAGTGGGTTGGCAAACAGATTCTTGCCCCTCTCATCAGAGATGCAAATGCTCTAACGCCGTTTATCAACTGGGTTACTGCGCATCCTGGAACAAACAACCAGATCATTGGGGTAAGCGACACATATTCACACTGCGTTGCTATGGAAGCCGCAAACATGTACGCCATGCAGAGGTGGGGAAGTTCTACCCCAACGCTAAGTGACTTACAAACTGCTGCCGCTGATGGTATGTATGGTGTTCTTGTTTCGTCAACATACCTTACAGGAACCATGGTCACTAACGCAAAGGGCGTTGGGCTTAAAGTCTGGGTGTATAACGCCGATACTGCTGCTCTTGTTGATTCATATACTTCTATGGGCGTTGATGGTATTTACACGACAACTCCGATTGCTGCTTTGACCGGAACTATTCCTCCACCCCCACCCAGTGCTAATAAGACAATCTGGGGTTATGACTCGGAGAGTTGGGCTGACGTTCAAGGTAAAATGGCGGATGGATTGCTCACACCGAGAATTATTCGAAGCTATAACGGTGGTTCCACCACAGCAAACCCCGATATCAACACCGATATGCGCGGTCGAAGAGACCCACAAGGAAACTATATTGCCATCTGGGATAGCGTTAAACCAGCTATGTCAATTATGAAATCGGCTGTTGAACGGGAAAATCTTGCTGTTAGGATTACTAATTACCTAACAACAAACATTCCTAAGGGACAGCATGTTTACCTGACCATCTGGCACGAACCAGAAGAGACCTCGGCAACCACTGCGTACCAGTGGCGAGATCATTTCTCTTCTCTGTCGGCTTGGCAGGATGCTTGGCGAGCAGCCCATACCGCTTTGTATGAGAAATTTGTTCTCGCAAGAGCTGACGGTCATAAATTCTTTGTCACACCACTTATTTGTGACTGGACAATTTGGAATACCAGCAAAGGCTCGGCCACGTCCTGGTATCCTCTTAGCTGGACTACATATGATGTAATGGGTTGGGATATTTACCCAACTGGTCAGGAAACAAGTACGACGAACAAACAAATTTGTCGTCTTTGGTGCGATGCCGATTACATGCCAGTAGCATACACAAACAGGTCAAGCACAGAAAACCCGAATGGTCAGGGTTGGTACGCTATCGAAACAGCCGCAAAGATGGCTCGAGATAGAAACAAACCTTGGGGTAGTGGCGAGTGTGGTTTGGTTAAAGGTTACCCAGCCGGTAGTTCTTACTACCGATATTCTGGACGTCAAAGAGCACAGCGCTTCCTTGATATGATTCAGCATATGAGTAATCTTCCCAATCCTCCACTAATCTGGAGTTGGTATGATGCTGGAGGCTGCACTCTAACTAATGGTGGCGACCCAGCTGGTAGTGGCGGTGGGGATAATTGGCCTTCGGGCTTGTCTATTGCCGCTTGGAATACAACGCTTACACCATCTTACAACGGAGTTCCAGCACCATGAGTAGAATCCGAACGTACTCTGAGCTAGCTAGATTCTCAACTTTTGAGGACCGCTTTGATTACTTAAATCTAGCCGGGGAAGTTGGCCAGAGTACGTTCGGATTCGATAGGTACCTTAACCAAAGGTTCTATCAGTCTCATGAGTGGAAAACCGCTAGGCGACACGTAATTGTGCGGGATAATGGATGTGACCTCGGCATCGAAGGCTACAACATTCACGCCGAAATCCTTATCCATCACATCAATCCGATGGTCGGAGACGATATTCGTCATGGGGAGGAATGGATCATTGACCCTGAATTCCTCATTACAACGACCAAAAGAACTCACAACGCCATTCATTTCGGCGACAAAAGTCTTCTTGTGCCTCAGATTGTGGTCGAAAGACTACCTGGGGACACGAAACTCTGGTAACTCGAAAGGGGGTTGGCCATGGAAGCAAGCATTCTCAACAGCACTAAGAAAGTCCTGGGTCTTGATGAAGGGTACGATGCGTTTGATCTAGACGTCATGACCTTCATCAATTCCGCGTTGGCGACGCTGGATCAGCTTGGCATTGGCCCAGCAGGCGGACTAGTCATTGACGGTCCTGATGAAACCTGGGCTGACCTCTCGTTGCCAGACAACCAACTAGGTCTTGCGAAGACCTACCTCTTCCTCAAAGTTCGAATGTTGTTCGATCCACCTGCAACCTCTTTTGCGATCAATGCTTTCAATGAGCAGATCAAAGAAGTTGAGTGGCGGCTGAACATCTTTAGTGAAACGGAGCCGGCCCCATGAGCGGTGTTGCAGAATTCCTAGAGCACTACGGTACCAAAGGTATGAAGTGGGGCGTTCGAAAGCGTCCTGACCCTAACCGTTCTGCGTCTAAGTGGAAAGAGCGCAAAGACAAGGAACGAGAAGCCAAAGGCGGCCAGCCCGCGCCTGCTGGTAAATCCAAAAAGGGCAAGCCGGATGAGGTGGCACCGATCACCGGGCCTAAGAAGCGCTTCAAATCTGAAGTGTCAGGCCCAAATGGTGAGAAGCCAAAAGCTGGAACTACCGTTGAGTCGGATGGGCTGACTTACCGAATCGATGGTGTTGGTAAGAAACTCGGTGCTGGCTACGAAGTCCAAATGTCCCGTAGACTCACAGACGATGAGCTTCGAGCTGAGGTTTCTCGAATGCAGCTGGAAAAGCAGTATCGAGAGCTTTCTTCTACCCCAGCCCCGGCTAAGCAGATGACCCGTGGTCAGAAGTTTGCTAAAGAAGCTGGCACTGTTGGTATGAAGATCGTCACTAAGTCGATCACAGAGGTCGGTACCCAGGTCGTCAAGAAAGAGCTTCAGAAGCAACTCAAAATCAGCCAGTGAGACAAGGAGGCGGTCTAGTTGACACTATCTAACACCGCCGTCCCAGAGCATTACGGGAAGTTCAGAGATGCAGTGCTTCGTGGTGATATTCTGGTTAACCGAGAGATCTCTCTCGAGATGAACCGGATCGATGACCTTATCGCCAACCCAAAGATCTACTATGATGACCGGGCAATTGACGGCTTCATTAAGTACTGTGAAATGGAACTCACCCTCACCGATGGTGGAGACCTATATTTGCTCGACAGTTTCAAGCTGTGGGCAGAACAGATCTTTGGTTGGTGGTACTTTGTCGAGAGAAGTGTTTACCAACCAGGAGCCCCTGGTGAAGCAGGCCGATACGTCAAGAAGCGGATCAAGAAACGACTCACGACCAAGCAATACTTGATTGTGGCTCGAGGATCGGCTAAGTCGATGTATGCGGCTTGTCTTCAGGGGTATTTCCTGAATGTTGACACTGCCACGACTCACCAGGTCACTACAGCTCCGACGATGAAGCAGGCTGACGAAGTCATGTCTCCTTTGAGGACTGCGATCACAAGGGCTCGTGGGCCTTTGTTCAAATTCCTCACCGAAGGGTCGATCAGAAACACTTCTGGTAGTGCCGCGGAAAGAGTTAAGCTCGCTTCCACAAAGAAAGGTGTTGAGAATTTCCTCACCGGGTCTTTGTTGGAAGTTCGCCCAATGTCAATCAACAAGCTACAGGGTTTGAGGCCTAAGGTCTCTACTGTGGATGAGTGGTTGTCCGGCGACATTCGTGAAGACGTCATTGGTGCCTTGGAACAGGGCGCCTCTAAGATGGATGATTGGTTGATCGTTGCTATCAGTTCTGAGGGAACTGTTCGTAATGGGTCAGGCGACACCATTAAGATGGAGCTTCACAACATCCTGAAGGGTGAGTACCAAGCCCCCCATATTTCAATCTGGCATTACAAACTTGACTCTGTTGAGGAAGTTGGTAATCCGGAGATGTGGGTTAAGGCCAACCCGAACATTGGAATCACAGTCACTTACGACGTGTATCACCTCGATGTGGAAAGAGCTGAGAAAGCTCCTGCTGCGCGGAACGATATTCTGGCTAAGCGATTCGGGATTCCGATGGAGGGGTACACTTACTTCTTCACATACGAGGAAACTCTCCCCCACAGATCTCGTGGCTTCTGGCAGATTCCCTGCGCACTTGGAGCGGACCTTTCACAAGGCGACGACTTCTGTGCGTTCACCTTCTTGTTCCCGCTACCGAACGGTTCGTTTGGCATCAAGACGCGAAGTTACATCACGACACTAACTCTGATGAAACTACCGGCAGCCATGCGGATCAAGTATGACGAGTTCATCCACGAAGGATCTCTTCAAGTCATTGAGGGTAACATCCTCGACATGATGGAAGTCTACGACGATCTCGATGCTCACATCGAAGAAGCTCAGTACGACGTCCGATGTCTTGGGTTCGACCCCTACAACGCCAAAGAGTTTGTTGAGCGTTGGTCGACCGAGAACGGTCCTTATGGGATTGAGAAAGTCATTCAGGGCGCTAAGACCGAGTCCGTTCCTCTAGGGGAACTCAAGATCCTTGCTGAACAGCGGGCGCTCATATTTGATCAGTCGTTGATGACCTTTGCGATGGGTAATGCCATCACGCTTGAGGACACTAACGGTAACCGCAAGCTGCACAAGAAACGCGCCGAAGAGAAGATCGACAATGTGTCGGCTCTTATGGACGCGTACATCGCATACAAGGCCAACAAGGAGGCGTTCGAATGACCGACCCAGATCCAGTTCAAGACTTCATCGAGCACTTCGGCACAAAGGGTATGAAGTGGGGCGTCCGTAAAGATCGTGGAAGCAATAGTGCTGCAACTAAACTAAGCACTAATGCTCGGACCAATGGTAAAGACGCCTACCCAGGCCTCAGCACCAAGTCTGGAAATCACGCGGGCAAGAACCTCAAGACTTTGAAGCCGAAGCAGAAGCACGCTCGTAATCTGGCAATGGATTACGTGACTTCTGGGTTCGCAAGGAAAGCTCGAGCTCACGCAGCAAGACGCAAGCTCAAGAAGCTTGAGGGTAAAAGCGGAAACCCAGACACTCGTCGTGGACGAAAGAAGCAGAAGAAGATCGATCAAGCCAAGCTTGATGCGGCCTTTACGTATGCTCTTTTGAAACCACGAAAGAGCCTGTACGTGACTCAAGACATGATCGAGAGACGAGTCAAAGGGAAGAAGTTTGTCAAGGAAACGATGACTCGATACCGCCGAATGCCATACGAAGACATTCGTATCCGACCAACCCCTGAATCATGAAGGAGGTGACGCCAAATGGCAGTGCTAGATAGAGTCAAAAGTGCCTGGAATGCTTTCCGGGATGGTAGCATTCTGACACCTGCAGGTTCGTCGAATGGCTACTACAACTCTTCGCGCCCAGACCAGAATCGCTTCCGTAGCTACGCAAACGATCGGTCCATCGTCACCTCTATCTATACTCGAATGAGTATCGATGTCTCAGGAGTCGCATTTAGGCACATCAAACTCGATGAGAAACTCCGCTACAAGGAGGATCTCAAGAGTTCGTTGAATGGCGCTCTGACTCTTGAGCCAAACATGGACCAAGGGCCTAGGTCGTTCCGCCAAGACATCGCGCAGACGTTGTTTGACAGGGGCGTGGCAGTAATCGTCCCAGTGGACACCACAGTCAACCCAAACAAGTCTGAAGTGTTTGACATCCACACACTTCGGGTCGGTGAAGTTGTTGAGTGGTATCCCAAGCATGTTAGGGTGAGTCTGTACAACGAAACTACTGGTAAACGCGAAGAGATCACTCTCGAGAAGCGTTTTGTAGCTATCGTGCAGAACCCACTCTACCCGGTGATGAACGAGCCAAACGGCACTCTGCAGAGACTGGTTCGAAAGCTTACTCTTCTTGACGTCGTTGATGAGCAGTCAAGCTCTGGTAAGTTGGATCTAATCATCCAGCTTCCATACGTGGTCAAGTCTGATGCTAGGAAGAAAGCGGCTGAAGAACGACGGGACAACATCCAGCTCCAGCTGAAGGAATCCCAGTACGGAATTGCCTACACCGACGCAACAGAGAAGATCACTCAGCTTAACCGTCCCGCGGAGAACAACCTCATGGGTCAGATCGAGTATCTGACTAAGATGTTGTATGGTCAGTTGGGAATCACTGAAGAAGTCATGAACGGCACAGCTGACGAAGTCGCTATGCTGAACTACTACAATCGCTCTATTGAGCCGATTCTTCAGGCGATTACAGAAGCAATGCAGCGAGCATTCATTGGCCCTATGGGCACTGATGCTGGTGAACGAATTCAGCACTTCAAGGATCCGTTCAAGCTTGTTCCGGTTGGCGAACTTGCTGAGATTGCAGACAAGTTCGCAAGGAACGAAATTCTCACCGCCAATGAGATTCGAGGCTTCATGGGGATCGAACCGTTCCCTGATGAGAAAGCCGACAAACTCATCAATAGCAACATGCCACAGCAGCTAGACGCAGGTGTAACTCCTGCTGCACCTATCGAAACAACTGGGGTTCCGGTTGAAGAGGTAGATGCCATGATGGCCGACGTGTTCGGTTCTCTTGAAGCTGAGCTTGATGGCGTAGCTAGGGGGTTGGATGGCTGAGGAAGTATACGATCCTGTAGCCCGCCGCGAAAGGTACCTTAGAGAACGGGAACTAGCGGGCCCAAGGAAGAAGCAGCCACCGCCAGTTGGTAGTGTTGGCCGCCATCAACCTAAAGGTCCGAAGGAGAAAGGGGAAAAGAAGGGTTCTGCTAGGGCAAAGGCCTCAAAAGCCGTTAACGCTGCCCACAAGAAGGACACCGACCGAATCCGGTCCTCCGCCAATGCCCACAAGGCTGCCTTGACAGCCAAACTCAAAGAGGTCCTTCAAAAGCTCAACACTGAGCAGGACATCAAGAACAAGGCGCTTGTTATCGAAAGAGACAAGAAGCTAGTTAAGATTGCCACCGACATGGATGCAAAGCTAGCCGCCATACCTCCCATTCCAACTAACGCAAGCCCAGAAGAGTATGCTGCTCTTCGTGAACGTCGATCTAGAGCAATTGGTAAGATCAAGACCGACGCTTCCAGAAAGTCAGCAGCAGTAAACGCCGACATTGCAAGTCGTACAGCCAAGGTAAACAAAGAGGCTAATACGACTAAGACCTTTGTCAAGGCTGTTACTAGGGCTCAGCAAGAACAAGCACGATCATCGCTTAAGACTAGCATCGATGGCGCTAAGAAGCGCTACGAAACTCTGAAGAAGGGGCTTGGTCCAAAGGAAGATGATGCCAAGGAAACAGAAACCCGCTAGTCGACAAGTAGATTCGAAAGGATGTCAAAATGGAAGCTGATTTCAGCGGCTACGCCACAAAGGCCGGACTTAAGTGTTCCGATGGCCTGACCATCATGCCGGATGCTTTCAAACATCAGGATACCATGACGGTTCCTCTTGTTTGGCAGCACGGCCATACCGACCCAGAGAATGTTCTGGGCCACGCAGTTCTTGAGGCTCGACCGGATGGTGTCTACACCTACGGTTTCTTCAACAACACTGCCAAGGCTCAGGCTGCACGGGAGCTCCTTGTTCACAAGGACATTACCCGTCTGTCCATCTGGGCAAACGACCTCATCAAGAGGGCGGACCGCGTTCTTCACGGAGCAATTCGTGAGGTTAGCCTGGTCCTGAGCGGTGCCAACCCGGGCGCAATCATCGAGAATGTCACCATCCGTCACGACGGTATGGACATGGACCTTGAGGATGAGGCAATCATCTACACGGGTCTCGAGATTGAGCTCACGCATTCAGCAGACGCGGATGAGGACGACAAGTCCGAGACTGAGACGCTGGAGCATTCTGACTCTGAGGATGATTCCAAGGATAGCATCGAGCATGCTGCCGGGGATGACGCCGAGGGCGATACCCTTACTGAGGAGACCATCGCGGACATCTATGACACCATGGATGAGAAGCAGAAGGACGTTCTCCACTACCTGGTCGGTGAAGCCATGGGCGAAGCCGAAGCAGAAGCCGACATTACAACCGACGAAACCACCCCCGATAATCTTCAGCAGGACAACCTCCAGCTGGACCCCAATCAGAAAGAAGGCGACGACATGGGTCGTAGTAACGTGTTTGAAGGCAAGACCGAGGACGAGACGACCGTGCTGTCTCACTCCGACATCAAGGGTATCGTTGACGATGCCAACTCGCTGGGCTCCCTGCGTCGGGCCGTTGAGAGCTACGCGCTTTCGCACGGCATCACCGACATCGACATGCTCTTCCCCGAGGCTGTTGCAGCCACCGACACCCCCGAGTGGTTTGGTCGTCGGACCGATTGGGTCGAGAAGGTCCTGGGTGGGGTTCGTAAGAGCCCGTTTGCTCGGATCAAGACCCTCTCGGCTGACATCACCGAGGAAGAGGCCCGCGCCAAGGGTTACATCAAGGGCACGCTCAAGAAAGAGGAGTTCTTCTCTCTGGCGAAGCGCGTCACCACCCCCACCACCATCTACAAGAAGCAGAAGCTCGATCGTGACGACATGATCGACATCACTGACTTCGACATCGTTGCGTGGCTCAAGGGTGAGATGCGTCTCATGCTCGACGAGGAGCTCGCTCGCGCCGTCCTGATCGGTGATGGTCGTAGCGATGCCTCGGATGACAAGATCAGCTCCACCAACATCCGCCCGATCGCCAAGGATCACGAGCTGTACACCACCAAGGTGTTCGTCAACATTGACGATGCCAGCTCCAGCGTCCAGGAGATCATCGACGCGATCGTTCTGAACCGTCGCTTCCTTCGTGGTACCGGTCTCCCGACCATGTACACCACGGAGACCTACATCGCCAAGTTCCTCCTGCTGAAGGACACGCTTGGTCGTCGGATCTACAAGAACCTCGCTGAGGTTGCGGATGAGCTCCGCGTGGCTGAGATCGTTCCGGTCGAGGTCATGGAAGAGGAGCCCACGATGGTTGCCGTTCTGGTGAACCCGGTGGACTACGTCGTTGGTGCTACCAAGGGCGGCGAGGTCGGCATGTTCGACGATTTCGACATCGACTATAACCAGTACAAGTACCTGATTGAGACCCGTTGCTCGGGCGCTCTGACCAAGCTCAAGGCCGCGATGGTCGTCGAGAAGGTTGGCGCTTCCGCAGTCCTGGTGACCCCGGTCGCCCCGACGTTCAACGGTGATCAGGTGACCATCACCAACACGACTGGTGTCGTCTACAAGAACGGCGCTGGTACCGTGATCAATGCGGCTGGTTCGCCGTACACCGTTGCTGATGGCGTGACCTACACGGTTACCGCTGAGCCTGCCTCGTCCTCGTACTACTTCTCGTCCAGCGAGGATGACACCTGGACCTTCGTCGGCGACGTCGGTTGATCCTGAGGAGTTGAGATGGCAAAGTTCCACGGAAAGGTTGGATACGGCACCGCCGTTGAAAACCCTCAAGCTCCTGGTGTCCACGAGGATCGAATCACTACTGTGACTTACACGGGTGATGTGGTTCGTAACAGCGTGAGACCTGGGCCAGGAGAGTCGCTTAACGGCGATATTTCTGTGGGTCACTCAATCAGCATCATCGCTGATGGTTATGCCATCGAACACTTCATGAAGATCAAATACGTAGAGTGGGCGGGGGTGAACTGGACTGTGACAGATGTCGAGATCCAGCGCCCCCGTCTCATTCTCAATCTTGGGAGTGTCTACAATGGCCCCACGCCTTGAGCTTCATACCATTCTTGTTGGCCTTCTAGGCAATGGGAATGTGTACTTCCAACCACCCTCGACAGTGCAGATGAAATACCCTTGCATTGTCTATGGTCGCGATGATGCTGAAACAGACTTCGCAGACAATCGACCGTATGGTGTCAAGGTTAGATACAAGGTGACAGTCATTGATAGGGACCCCGATAGTGAGATCCCAATGAAAGTGGCCATGCTCCCAACCTGCACCTTTGTCACCTGGTTCACGGTCGACAAACTCAACCACGACGTTTACCAACTTTTCTTCTAGAAGGAGATAGCAATGGCAGAACTGATCTGGGACGCTGATGGCGCCCGGAAATACGAAACCGGTGTAGATCGCGGCGTGCTCTACATCCCTGATGGCGCTGGTGCATACACCACTGGCGTTCCGTGGAACGGCCTTGTGTCCGTTTCAGAAGCACCGTCTGGCGCTGAGGCCAATCCTCAGTACGCGGACAACTTCAAGTACCTGAACCTGTACTCCGCTGAGGAGTTTGGCGCAACCATCGAGGCATTCACTTACCCTGATGAGTTCGCTCAGTTTGATGGTATTGCCGAGCCCAAGACTGGCGTTTACGTTGGTCAGCAGTCTCGCGGTACTTTCGGTCTGTCCTACCGGACGAAGATCGGAAACGACATCGACGGCGACGATCATGGTTACAAGCTTCACCTGGTCTACGGTTGCTCGGCTAGCCCTTCTGAGAAGGCCTACACGACGATCAACGACTCGCCTGAGGCAATTACCTTCAGCTGGGAGGTCACCACGACTCCTGTTGCTGTTACTGGCCTGAAGCGCACGGCGATCATCACGATCGACTCCACCAAGGTCTCCCAGACCGACTGGACCGAGTTGACCAACCTCCTCTGGGGTAGTGGTGGCGGTTCCGCTCAGCTGCCCTCCGCCGACACGGTTATCGGGCTGTTCAACGTGGCTGCTCAGACTTCGGTCATCGCCAATGCCCCGACGTTCGTTTCGGGTACCGGTGTCATCACCATCGTGGCTACCACTGGTGTCCGTTACTACCGCGCCGATACCGGTGCTACGGTCAACCCTGGCGCAATGGCCGCAATCCCTGCGGCAAGCACGCTGGTCATCCGGGCCGAAGCAGCCAGCAGCACCTACGTTCTGGATCCGCTGTCGGACGACTCCTGGTCGTTCACGCGCCCTTGATGAACAATTGACTGAGGAGACCAAAGAATGCTTAAGATTGATGTGGATGGAGTTGAGTCATTCAACAATGAAACATCCGAGTTTACTACCGGCCCAGGGTTCACTCTGAGGTTCGAGCATTCTTTGGTCTCACTGTCAAAATGGGAGTCAAAACACAAAGTACCTTTCCTGAGCACAACAGACAAAACTCAGGAACAAATCATGGACTACTTGGGGTTCATGCTTCTCGACGATGTAGACCCAAGTTTACTCCTGTTTCTCAACGCGAGTCAGCTCAACTTGATTAACGACTACATTGAATCTCCAGAATCAGCTACGACATTCGGACAGTTGCCTTCAGAGCAAGCCTATCGCGGAGAGATCATCACCGCAGAGTTGGTTTACTACTGGATGGTTGCTTTCACGATTCCGTTTGAGTGTGAGACATGGCACATCAACCGATTGTTTGCCCTGGTCAAGATCTGTAACATCAAGAACAGCCCTGGGAAGTCCATGCCAAAGGCTGACATTGCACGACGCAACCGTGAGCTTAACGAACAACGAAAAGCTCAACTCGGAACTAGGGGATAACAAGGAGGGTAGATGGCAACGCTAACGTGGGACGAAGTTGGAACCAGAACGTTTCAGTCCGGTCTAGACCGTGGAGTTCTTTACTTCCCCGACGGACGAGTGTATCCATGGAATGGCCTCACCAACGTCCAAAAGAACTTTGGTCAGAGTGCAGAACCAATTCACTTTGACGGCGTGAAGATTGCTGACATTGTGAGTACGGAGGGCTTTTCTGCCACCATCTCAGCAATCACTTACCCGGAGGAATTCGAGGAGTTCTACGGTCACGCAGAACTTCGCAGTGGTGTGTACCTTGGTGATCAGCCATCAAAGACGTTTACTCTGGCGTACAGAACCAAAGTTGGTAATGACGTCGCTGGTGATTCGGCTGGGTACAAGATTCACATCATCTACAACGCATCGGCAGTTCCATCAGATCACTCATATTCTACGGTCTCTGATGATCCTGAGTTGAGTGAGTTTGAATGGGAGCTAACAGCAACTCCTGTCCCGCTGACAAACTACAGGCCTTCTGCGCACATCACGTTGGATTCAACGAAGATGGTTCCATCGCTGATGAATTACATCGAGAGTCAGCTGTATGGGACGTCTACTACAGCGCCGATCATGATCCCGCTTCAAGGACTGGTTAACCTCATCAACGAGTGGTATCTGCTTCTTGTTGTTGACAACGAAGATGGGACATTCACTGTGTCCACGGATTATCCAGAGTACATTGAGATGATCAACGACACAACGTACGACATCCACAGCGCAACCATCACGTGGATTGACGCAAACACATACGACCTCACTGGAACGAAAGACATCCCAGAACCCTAAAGGAGGATGACATGCCAGAGGCAACTGTTAGAGTCTTTACTGCCGCTCGAATGCAAGCAATTGAAGACGACACCATCGTCAGCGGCACGGTGACTGGAGACAACCTCATCCTCACCAAGAAGGGCGGTGGGACTGTCAATGCCGGAAACGTTCGAGGCGAGCAGGGTATTCCAGGCCCAATCAACCAGACCGCTCTTGATAATGCGATTGCGGCAAGCCACCCCGGGTGCGTTCTTACCACTTCCGCAAATCAGTCAGGTCCAACGACGTCTGGATCTTGGTGGAATATCTCCTGGAATGGAGTCGATCTTCGTGACACAGGTAATCTTTTCCACCCAACGCCTGGGAGTGATGTAATCAATATTCCGTACACGGGTTGGTATCTTCTGTCTGGTTCGATTGTGTACGAGGCTAGTGTTGTTGGGCCTCGTATGGTTCGATACACCATTGGCGGCATTGGCGATAACAGGTTGGCAGCTATTGGTTCTGAAGGAATGGGTGCTTTCTCATGTCGCGTTCCATTCGCTCAGGAAGTTTTCTTAAACTCTGGAGACCTTCTCAGAATCTCTGGCAGGCAGGTTTCTGGCGGGCAGCTGAACATTCTTGCTGGATGTAACTTAGCAGTCAGGTTCTTGTCAGCAGCTTAAAGTAAACTGAGCAATCCGTCAAAATGGGAGTAGATTGTGTCTTTTGGATTCACAACTCACGGAGACTTCAAAGTCATTGAGACTTTCTTGAAGCGGGTTTCCACTGGGGACCTCTACTCTCAGCTTGATTCGTACGGGCAGCAGGGCGTTGAAGCTCTAAGGAAAGCCACACCAAAACGAAGTAGTGAAACAGCCGAAAGCTGGGGCTACCGAGTTATCAAGAGCAAGACCAACCCTGGGATTGAGTGGTACAACACCCACACCAATCGAGGAGCTAACATCGCGATTCTCATTCAGTATGGTCACGGTACTGGCACTGGCGGTTACGTTCAGGGGATTGACTACATCAACCCGGCGATGCGTCCCCTATTCGAGAAGATCGCAGACGACATCTGGAAGGAGGTCACCAAATGAGTGGATCAGTTGACAACAAAGTCGTTAAGATGACGTTTGATAACTCATCTTTCCAGAAGAACGTCGCGGACACAATGTCCACGCTCGACAAACTCAAAGCCGCACTGAACTTTGATGGCGCTAAGAAGGGTATGAGTACCCTTGGCGCAGAAGCGGGTAAGGTCAATCTGGGGCCGATTCATACCCAGATCGAAAGTGTCAATGCTGGCTTCCTGGCTATGGCTACAGTAGCCGCAACAGTGCTTTCGGGGATCACCTCAAAGGCTCTGGCTGCCGGTGGCTCCATGGTCAAAGCACTTTCTCTTGAGCCAGTCATGGACGGCTTCAAAGAGTACGAAGTCAACATGGAGTCTATCCAGACCATCTTGGCTAATACAAAGGGTGACGGGACCAACCTCGAACAGGTTAATGCCGCTCTTGACGAGATGAACACATACTCGGACAAGACCATCTACAACTTCTCGCAGATGTCAAAGAACGTCTCGAAGTTTACCGCGGCTGGTATTGACCTGGAAACTTCAGTCTCCTCGATCAAGGGTCTGGCGAACGTTGCCGCTCTTACCGGCGTGAAGAACGAAGAAGCTCAGCGAGCAATGTTCCAGTTGTCACAGGCTTTGAGCTCTGGCACGGTCAAGCTCAGGGACTGGGTTTCTGTTGAGCAGACAGGCGGTATGGCTGGTGAGCAGTTCCAGAGCGCACTTGTCACGACAGGTATGGCTCTAGGCGAGCTTACTCAGATGCCGGTTGGCTCTACGTTTGAGGACTGGACCAACAAGAACGGTAAGTTCCGTGACTCGCTTGAGTCCGGCTGGCTGACCGCAGACGTCCTCACGACCACTCTTGGGGCTATTGCTGGAGACCTCGACGCAATCGAGTTGTCCGACATGGGCTTCACTGATGAGCAGGTCGTCAAGATGGTTGAGTTGGGGCAGACCGCTCTGGCTTCAGCTCAAGACGTCAAGACTGCTACTCAGCTTTTCCAGACAATCAAGGAGACCATCGGTTCTGGTTGGGCTAAGTCCTTCCAGACTGTGATTGGTAACTTCGTCGAGGCTAAAGCCCTCTTCACAAACCTCAACAACTACATCGGCGGCTTCATCGCTAAGAACGCTGAGGCCCGTAACAAGGTCCTTGCTGAGTGGAAGTGGTTTGGTGGTAGAGAGCAGCTGATGGGCGGCCTGATGGCCTCTCTGGGGGCTCTACGGAGCATCCTGAAGCCTGTTGGTGATGCGTTCCGTGAAGTCTTCCCCAAGAAGACCGCAGTAGACCTCTACAACATCACAAAAGCATTCCGAGAGTTTGCCGAACGGATGATCTTGAGTGAAGATGGGGCTAAACGCCTCAAGCAGATCTTCACTGGTCTGTTCTCCATATTCTCGATTGCCATTGCCATCGTCAAGGGGCTCTACAGCGTCTTCACGTCGTTGGTTTCGGTTTTCGTCGAAATCATCGGTGGCTTCGGAGGCGCAGCTGGCTCCGCGGGAGATTTCATCTCAAAGCTTCGAGAGATGCTCGTCGATGAAGGCGGTATCGCGAAGTTCTTCAAGATGATCACTGACAACATCGCTAAACTTGGTGATGCAGTCAAGTGGGTCAAGGAGAAGCTCAGCAACGTCTTCACCTTCGGTAAGGGTGGGGGCGGTAAGGGCGGAGACCCTGGTGCTTTTGCTGGGATCGTCGAGAAACTCAAGAACCTCTTCGAGCGGCTCGGTGAGATTGCCAATGAGATTGGCAAGAAGATCTCTACGGCCAAGAACGCTATTGGTGACTTCTTCGGGGCTATTGGCGATGGAGCCAGCAGTGCTGGTGAAGGTATCGCGAATGGTGTTGAGGGCTTCATCCAGAAGATCACCGATGCTCTGAATTCTGATGCATTTGCTCCGGCTCTGGCCGCGGTAGGCGTCGGTATATTTGGGGCGATCGGTATGGGCATCCGTAGCTTCCTCAAGAGTGGTCAGGGCGTCTTTGACTCTCTGAAAGAGGTCATGGCTCAGATCGGTACCAGTGCTGCTGATGTTCTTGATAGCGTCAGTGGCGCAGTCAAGTCCTTCCAGAACAACATTCGAGCGGATACGCTTCGCAAGATTGCTGTTGCTATGGCCATCCTTACTGTCTCTTTGATCGCTCTGTCGTTCATTGATGGTAAGAAGTTGGCCAAGGCTCTTGCTGGTGTGGCTGCTGGTATGGGCGCTTTGGTTGCTTCGCTAGCCCTACTCTCAAAGATCGAAACAAACCCCGTCAAGATGACCGCCCTTGCAGTGTCAATGAGCCTCGTTGCTGTAGCAGCGGCTCTCCTAGGTGTAGCTGTGACCATATTCTCCAAGATGAATCTTGGTGAGATGGCTAAGGGTCTACTTGGCGTCTTTGTTGCTATGGACATCATGGCTCGAGCAGCACAGGTCTTCAGTAAGAACAACAGCAGCTTCATTGCCACTGGGCTCAGTCTCATCGTCATGTCCGCGGCGCTTTGGATCTTTGCTCAGGCAATCAAGATGTTCAACGCCATTGATGCTGGGGTTCTCCTCAAGGGGATGCTTACCATCGCGGTTATTCTTGGTGGGTTTGCTCTATTCACCAACTTGGTGGATAAAGACGAGCTCATGAAGTTGTCCATTGCCTTCGGTTTGATGGTGATCAGCCTTCATGGAATGAAGCGTGTCATCGAGCAGATGGCTGCTATTCCAGCAGGAGAATTGATCAAGGGTCTGCTTGCGGTTGCTGCCTCACTTACGATCATTGTTATTGCGGTCAAGAATCTCCCTGAAAAGAGCGAGATGACCAAGGCAGGCGCAGGCTTGCTTCTGATCGCAGCGTCTCTTTGGATCGTAGCTGAAGCTGTGACTAAGCTGTCCCAAATCAACCTGGTTGGTCTTGGCGCTGCTTTGTTCTCAGTTCTCTTCATCATGACAATTATGGTGAACGCAGCTAACCTCATGACCACGGCAATGCCTGGTGCTGCAGCTATGGTAGTCATGGCTGGGGCTCTTTGGTTGCTAGCTGAAGTAATCGAGAAAATCGGGTCGATCCCATTTGGTGATCTACTCAAGGGTCTTCTTGGTCTTGCTGGGATCCTGCTCATCCTTGGTCTTGCCGCAGCTGCACTAGTTGCTTTCCCGCTTCTTGGTGTTGCTCTAGAAGTCATTGGTACCTCGCTTATTCTCATTGGTGTAGGCTTCGCGGCCTTTGGCGCAGGTATCTACTTGGCTGCTAAGGGTCTTGAGACCTTCATTGCCCTTGGTGATGAAGCTGGACCTGCTCTCGTAGAGATGCTATCGAATGTTGCATCAGTCGTCCCAGAGATGGCTAAGGCGTTCGGTGAGGCATTCGTCGAGTTTGTCAAGGTGATTGCTGATAAGGCTGGCGAGATCGTTGACGCGATGGGTGAACTTCTTACTAAGATCTTGGATAAGATCATTGAGCTGGCGCCTAAGTTTGGTGAAGCGATGAACGCCATCATGACCGTTATTCTCGACGTCCTCGAGGCTCAGGGTCCTCGTATGATCGAAGTGGGTCTTATGCTGCTTACGAATTTCCTTACTGGTGTTCGTGACAATATGGAACAACTAACAACACTTGGCCTTGAGATTCTGACGAACTTCATAAACGGTCTCACGGCCGGTCTTCCGAATCTTGCCACGTCAATCACGTTCTTTATCCAGGTGATGGCAGAGCAGTTCCGCCTTAATATTCCGATTATTATTCAGGCGGGCGTCGATATGTTAGTGGCCTTCTTGAACGGAGTTGCCTTGGCGATTCCACAGATTGGCGCGGCTATTGGAAACGTCATTGTGGCACTAGTCACAGCTGTCGGCAATGAGGGCGGTCGTATTGCTGCCGCAGGCGTTAATGCGTTGGCTCAGTTTATATTTGGAATTCTTGGCGAGCTTCCCGGAATTGTGACAACCGCGGGTCAGATGATTGAAGACCTCGTTACTGCGATTGGCGACGAGGCTAAAGATGTCGCTACTGCTGGTAAAGACACGGCCATCGAATTCCTTGATGGTTTGGTCGATGACACAATTGACTTCATCAATAAAGCAGGTAAGCTCTTGATCAAGCTCCTTGATGGGATTGAATCGGCTATTCGTCGATATTCTCCTCAGATCAGGGAGAAGGGTAAGGGTATTGCTGGCGCGTTGATCGACGGCATTACTGGTGGTCTTGGCGACAACGTAGGAAAGGTTGTCAGTAAGATCAAGTCGGTTGCTGGGGATGCTATTGGTGCTGCACTCAAGGTGTTTGGTATCAACTCTCCGTCTCGAGTGTTCCGAAAGATTGGTCGCGGACTTAACGAGGGCTTGGTCCTCGGTATTCAGGACGACACCAGTAAGTCTGTCGGAGCAGTCAAGGGTATGGCTAACTCCACCATCGTCGCTTTCGGGCAGGCTATGAGTGGTATCGACCTCAGCAACATGGACGAGTTCAACCCCACAATCACACCTGTTCTTGACCTCACACGAGTCAGTCAAGATGCCCGTGGTCTTGCAGGAATGCTAGGGACGGCACCAATGACGGCAAGTCTGTCTGCTCAGCAGGCACGATATTTGTCGGGCGCTCAGACTTCCTCTTCGGCTACTCCGGATGCTACGGCTACTGGTGGACCCACTGAGATCAAGTTCGAGCAGAACATCTACGCCCCGGAGGCCCTCTCCGCGGACGACATCTACCGCAGCACTAGAGGCCAGATTGCAATGGCGAAGGAGGAACTCCAAATCCCATGAACTTCACCGATGTATATCTCCTCAACGGTAGCGGTGCTGAAGTAATGCACATGAGCCGTGTGAACTCCGCCGGGTATCCCTATATTCTCAAGGCCTTCACGGGTCTTGATGTTGACGGGATCTCGGCGAGGTTCTACGGTAAAAGCACTACCGGACAGAACTTCTACAGCATGGGCCTCGGTAAACGAGAGATCGTGCTTAGGGTTGTCATCAACCCCGATTACTCTGCCGGACAAACAGTTGACTCACTTCGATCTGCGGTGTACAAAGCCATTCATTCTAATCGTACAGCTCTAATGACGCTGCGATTCGATAACAATGAGTACTCTCAAGCAGTAATTAGTGGCTTTGTCACCAAAGTCGAGGTGGGGCACTTCAACAGTGTTCCGGAACTTCAGATCACGCTTGACTGTAGCCGCGATCCTCTGTTGCGTAGTGAAGCCGAAAACGTGGTGAGCATATTTCCCAACGCGCCGACGATCGACGTTGTTGATAACGAGTCCACAGCTCCTCACGGATTCAAGATGACTCTTGAATGCTCAACAAACGTATCGTTTATCCGGTTCTCAGACACAACGCCGGATTCATGGACGTTTGAGGTTACCCCTGGGACGATCAATGGATTGGTTGGTTTTCGTGTTGGCGATATGCTATATTTCTCCAGCGAAGACAAGAATCGGTACTTTTACATTGTTCGCAATGGAGATGCGTACCACCTAGCGCATAAAATCAAGGCGCTTTCGATCTGGCCATACATGTTCCCAGGTGAGACTTCGTTCCAGATGACCTCTGGGTTTGGTCTCATTGAACTGTCCTACAAGAATGCGTACTGGGGGGTCTGATGGATCTGTTCACTTTCGGTAAAACTTCCACCGCATTCAATCTTCAATCTGCACAAATGGTCAATGGCTATGACAGCGCGACTTGGACTGAAAAGTTTCGAGACGCGTCGGACTTTGTCATTGTTGGCGGATTGGACAGTAATCTTGAGGCGCAACTTCCGATTGGTAATCTGATCTCCCACGTCGATACCGAAGAAGTGATGGTCATTGAGAACCATCAGATCAAAGTAGGTAAAGACAAGTCTGAGGTCGTCATATCTGGGCGAGGGTTTGAGACTTTCCTAGAAAACCGTATTGTTGGAAGTAACCGAGCTTGGCCAGCCACCTCTTTCCCTCAAAGCCAGTGGTCCTTGATCGGCAACAGAAACGATGTCATTGCTCGACAGATGATCGCAGAGCACATTGACTGGCAAGATCTGATCATGGATAGCGATTCTTTGGCTTACGTAAACACGTATGTGGACGGATTCATCAGTGAGTTGTTCAAACCAATGTTCGACCCTGTTGAAAGCGAATTCACAAGAGATACGGTTTACAAACATGTCATCGATCTGTTGGCAATCGATAATCTTGGCTTCACTGCAGTTCGCCCAACCGGGAAGAACTATGATGATGGTCTAGACCAGCCAACTCGCTACGGTGCAGATTACGTAACCCTTAAGATCTACCCTGGGTTTGAGCGTACTCAAGACGTGGTGTTCTCTCATGAACTCGGCGATATTGAGGAAGCTGAATACTTGAGGTCCAATAAGTCACTCAAGACATCATGTCTGGTTGTTAGTCGATGGTTTGTTGTTATGGTCCACGGACCGGAAGCAAACTACTCGCGGCGGACGATGGTTCTTGATGCAAAAGACCTTGATGAGCAGTACGATCAGGTTCCTTGGCCTCCAATCGATGCCAGAACTAAAGCCATCATGTCCCAAAGGGGTCGTGCGGCGATTCAGAAGAAGCGTGCGGTTGCTATCAGCAGCATCAAGATCAACCAAACGCAGCAGTCGTTCAAGTACCGCGAACACTACAATCTTGGTGATTTGGTTACCGTCCACGGGGAGTACAACTCCTCTTCGGTTCAGCAAGTCATGGAGCACGTAGAGATTGAGGACGAGAACGGCTCTGTCAGCTACCCAACCCTAACAGAACCCTTTGCAGGAGGTTACTATGTCCCCCGTCAGTTCTTTTAGTATGTCGAATACGGCATACGATCTGATCAAACGATTCGTGACGATTGTGTCACCAGCCCTGATTACCCTCTACATCACTCTGGCCCAGGTTTGGGGTTGGGTTGGTTACGAGAAGGTTGTCTTGAGCATGGCTGCAGTCACCACCTTCCTTGGCGTCATCATCGGGCTCAGCTCGAAACGGTATAATCAGGAAGTCACGGACCTGTTTGCTTCTGACGAATCAGTCTGAGGAGGCTTGTCATGTGGTCTCAAATCTTGGCAGTATCTGAGGGTAACGAAGTTCAGTTGGCACTAATTGCCGTAATCGCTACCTCAGTTGGCGCTTTGGTATTTGTGATCCGCAATGGGAAGGTTGCTAAGGACACGAACAAGGTTGCTGTTGACATGAACAACCAGATCAGTGAGGTTAACGCAGCAGTTAACAACATTGACCCTGGTGAACACCGGCTGTACGACAAAGTGACGCATATTGCTGGCGAACTCAGTTTCATCAAAGAGAACGTGAGTCATCTCACAACTCAGATGGAGCAACATCGTCTTTTCTGGGAGGATTTCCACGAGAGGTGGGGATCAAAGACCCATGGGCTTTCACCAGAAAACGAAATTGTGGTCGCTTTAGGGCAGATTCAATCAGAGGTGGGTAAGTTCAGCACCATCTTGGAAGCTCACATCAAAGAAGACAAACCGAAGGGACGTAGGTAGTAGATGAACGTTACGCAGGTAGTTCTAGCGTTACTTGTTGGCATGCTGATTGGTGCCATTTTCATGGGATTCGCATTCCGCTTCCGGAAGTCTACAGGAAGACTCCTGTTCACTGAGACGGAAGATGGACGCGTCTACACGCTACAGCTCGAGGAGGAACCTGAAGAGCTCATCAAGCGTCGGTATATTCTGTTCCGGGTTTCTAGGCAGTCGTAAACAATACACCGCCTATAATGGAGACCCCTACAGAAGGAGAGCAATGAGTCTGTTTCGACAGAGTAATGACGAGCACCTCGACTCACTGATCGAACGTGTCGTTGAAGACATGCAGATGTATGGCCCGGACTCCGAAGAGTACAGCAAGCTGCTCAAGCACCTGAAGGCGCTCAACAAGCTGAAAGCTTCCAAGAAGCCCAAGCGCGTGAGCCCCGATCTGGTGATTGGCGGCCTGTTCAACCTCCTCGGCATCCTGGTCATCGTCATGTACGAAGAACGACACGTGATCACGAGCAAGGCGCCCAGCATGACCCAGAAGTTCAAACTCTGAGTCAACGGACGTAGGACCCGGCACAGGAGTCGTGTATTGAGAGATCTTTACACGGCTTCTGTGTTTTGTCCTTTACATCGACTGGTAATTTTTCCCGGGGGGTGATTTTCGGAGAGCAAATCTGAGCCCGCAAGATTTACACCTCCTGTAATGGAGAGCAAACTAGCTTTCCAACTACCAAAAGGAAGAGAATACTCAGGGGCCCCTGAGCAATGACTTTCTTTTTCGGCCCGCAGGTTTTACACCTGCTATAATGGAGAGATCTGGTCTGGAGACCCAGATGAAAGTACGCCCTGTCAGAGTAATCTGAAAATTGTACACTCTTCTTTTCTTTTTCTTGGAGGCCAAATGGCTCGAAAAGTGCAAATCTACCAACCAATAGGAGAAGCATACATCATGAGCAACAGCTCGAATAACTACGGGTGCGGCATGTTCCTTCTGGACTGCTTGCTGACACTCGTCACCGGTGGTCTGTGGCTGATCTGGGTCTTCGTGCGGGAGATGCGTAAGCGATGATCTCAGACTTCATCCGAAAGACCAACAAGTACACCCACCGTCATTCGCCAGGCATCATGACTGCGATTGGCGTCGCGGGGGTAATCACCACTGCATATTTGACGGCAACGGCTTCCTTTAAGGCTGCCAGAGCCATCGACGCTGTCCCTGATGAGTCGGATGACCCAACTCAGCGACTCAAGGACAATGCTTCACTGATCTGGAAGTTCTACATTCCACCAGTGACTACCGGCGTTGCCACGATTGGTGCTATCGCTTACGCAAGTCGACTTGGCTCGAAGCGTACGGCAGCAGCAGTCAGCGCATACGCCATCACAGAACGGGCCTTTGCCAACTACCGCGACAAGGTCGTTGACGAGATTGGTGCACACAAAGAGCAGGTCATTCGTGACGATATTGCTCGTGAGGTTGTGAACCAGAAGTCGTCGACGGAGATCATCGTCGCTGGTCGAGGCGAGGTGTTGTGCTGTGAACTGTACACACGGCGATATTTCATGTGCGACATGGAACAGCTTCGTCGTGCAGCAAACGACATCAACGCGCTGATCAACAACGAGTTGTATGTCAGTCTGGACGAGTTCTACGACATGATTGGGCTTGACGCAACAGCTCACTCAAGTGAACTTGGATGGGATTCGGACAAGCTCATGGATCTCGAGTTCTCGACGGTCCTTTCCCCTGATGGTCGACCCTGCTTGGCATTCGACTACAACTACATCAAGCCGATCTAACTACTTCACGGAGGCACACATGTCAAAACTCTTCCAGTTCTACAAGGAGGATCCAGATCCGATGAGTCATCAGCTGGCTAAGCTAGCGTTGACCACATTCGGTTCCTGGTTGACCATCAAGCTCATCGAAACCGCGTACAACGCACACTTTGGTCTTGGCGACAAGGCTACCGACAACACGAAGGATTTCAATGCTTAAGCGATCGATCACCTACACCGACTTCGAGGACCGTGAGGTCACTGAGGTTTTCTACTTCAACATCTCGAAGCCTGAGCTCATTGACATGGAGGTTGAGCACGAGGGCGGATACGTTGCGGCAATCCAGCGCATCATCGACGCAAATGACCCGAAGCAGCTCGTCGCCGAGTTCAAGAAGCTCATCTTGCAGGCATACGGCATCAAGTCCGACGATGGCAAGAAGTTCATGAAGAGTGACGCTCTCCGCGAAGAGTTCATTCACCATGCCGCTTACCAGACGCTCTGGATGGAGTTGGCTAGCAACGAGAAGGCAGCTTCGGAGTTCGTGATTGGCGTGCTTCCGGCGGATCTCTCAGCCGCTCGAGACGAGGACAAGCCTGTCACGCAGACGAGCCCTGCGCCCGCATTGGAGGCCGAAGGATGACGACGGACTACCAGGGTAACAGCAAGAAGAGCAAGGCGGAACACCCTGCTTCTGGGGAACCTGCTCCCGAGAAGAAGCATGTCGAGAAGGCTGCTCTGCAGAGCAAGGTCATCGCTCGAAAGAAGCCTCTTGGTCTTCGGATCAAGGAGGTCATCTTCGGTGGTGAGGTGAACTCTGCGGCACGCTATATTGGCGCCGAGGTGCTCTTGCCGGCCTTCAGGAACTTGCTTGTCGATGCCACCACAAAGGGTATCGAGAGGATGGTGTACGGAGACTCTGCATATTCTCGGCCTCGCAATGCAACAGCCGAGTACAGGCCGAAGGTCACGTACCACAACCCCATCAACCAAGGTGGACCACCTCGTAGGCCTGGAAATCTTCCAGATCAGCCAAGCCCGAGGCCACGTCGTGACGATACCGAGATCATCTTCGGTACACATAGCGACGCCGCCCTGGTTCTCGAGCGTCTTCAGGACGTCATTGACCAGTACCAAGTTACCTCCATGGGTGACCTCAATGAAATTGTCGGGCTTCCGACCAACCACATGGACAACAAGTGGGGTTGGGAAAACCTTCGATACGCAGAGATCCGTCAGACCCGCGATGGGTTTGTTCTGAATCTCCCACCAGCACAGCCGATCTGATACGAGGAGTACAATGCGATTTGTCCCTAACACCATCACGAGGTCCATCGCGACCTCCCTACTCAAGACCAAGAAGAACTCACCACAGGTCTTCTTCGGCGTCGGGATTGTCGGCGTTCTGACTGGCGCAGTCATGGCGTGCAAGGCTACTCTCGAGTTGCCTGAAACTCTGGAGGACTTTGAGGAGGAACTCACTGAGCTCAAGGAGCAGAAAGAGCGTCGCGTAGAGAGTTTCGAGGACGACTACACGGAGGCGGACTTCAAGAAGGACGTTGCGTACGTCTACGGGAAGAACGTCGCCAAGGTCGCTCGGCTGTATGCCCCTGCTGTTGCAGTTGGAGGTGTCGCAATTGGTTGCCTGACAGGCTCTCACGTGACCCTACAGCGTCGTAATGCTGCAACGACCGCGGCGTTTGCTACCGTCGCTACGGCGTATGACGAGTACCGTAAGCGCGTCACATCGGAGCTGGGTAAAGAGCGCGAGCTCGATATTTACCACGCTGCTGAGAACCGCATCATCCACACGCCTGACGGCACCACAGACGTCATCAAGGTCGTGGATCCGAACCGGTGGTCCCCGTATGCTCGGGTCTTTGACGAAAGCTGCTCTGCTTGGGAGAAGGGTGTCGGTGTCAACCGCATCTACGTCCAGGCCGCGCAGAACTACTTCAACTCGAGGCTCCAAGTACGAGGTCACGTCTGGCTGAACGAGGTGTATGACCACTTCGGATTCGAGCACACCCAGCAGGGCGCAATCGTTGGGTGGCTCATTGGCGGAGACGGCGACAACTACATCGACTTCGGCATGTTTGACGCGTACAACGCCGACTTTGTCAACGGAGCAGAGAGGTCCATCATCCTCGACTTCAATGTCGACGGAATCATCTTCGATAAGCTTGGGAGGTAGTCATGTTGAATCATATTCGTGGCTATGCTACGAGTTTGTCCACGAGGCAGAAAGGGGTCGCGGCTGGCGTGTTCTGCGCTGGCTTCGGCCTCGGCATCCTCATTGGGCTTCCACGTAAGCCGAAGGTGATCGTCGTTGAGCCGGATCCAAACGTACATCAGAATCTCACGGACGTCAAGCTTCACGAGGTTTCTATGGATCTTGAGCCGGGTACGCCTGGCTCAGTGATCTTAGACATCAGCAATCGTCTTCCGGATCCCATGGAAGACAACGTGCTGGTTCCGATGCTTGACGAGGAAACCCTCAACCAGGTAGGGATTGTCACTTCTCCCCCGGAGAATGACCCACGCCTCATTGATGTTGACCTTGACCGCCTCAGGGCACGTGATGCCTTGATCGAGGAACACGGGTTTGCAGAGGGCATGCGTCTTTACCAGGAGCAGTACATGTCTGAGGAACCACAGCGACAGTCCATCTTCAGCGGAGAGGATGATATTTGGGACACCGAGGTTGAGGAGCAATCCCGTTCAACCGAAGCACCCTACGTCATCCACAAAGACGAGTTCTGGCGCGAAGAGATGGGATACTCGCAAACCACGCTAACCTACTACGTCGGTGATGATATTCTCGTCGATCAGGAGGACGTGCCTGTCTACAACCACTCGGAAGCTACGGGTGAGTTGAAGTTTGGGCATGGTTCTGGCGATCAGAATGTTGTCTACATCCGAAACGACAGGCTCCGAGCTGAATACGAGATCATTCGTGATCGAGGCAGCTACGAGCAGGTCGTGTTGGGTCTGCAGGCTGAAGAGGACCTTGAACGGTCTTCGCTGAAACACTCACTCACCCGCTTTCGACCGGATGATTGATCATGAACCAGCCAGTGGAAGCGATGTACTTCGATTGGCTCTACGCAAAGGTGATGCTGTCGGACCAACCGGCATTGTCATATTTTCGTCTGATTCAGACACTCTATGAAACTGAGTTCATCTGGCTCATCGTCGGTGACGACAACCGAGCTGAAGACGGACTCGAGCTTCGTAAAGAGTTCATCCTGGCCGCAAACCGGGAAGACATCAGTCTATCAGACTTTTCGTCTGGCTGCTCAGTTTTGGAGATGATGATAGCATTTACCAAACGAGCAGAGTTCCAGACAGACATTCGTCCAAGTCGGTGGTTCTGGGAGTTCTTGAGCAATCTTGAGCTCTCAGACCACTACGACGACAACTTCGACCACGAGAAGGTGGCTGACGTACTGTACAACTTTGTGTGGAGGACATACGGCTACAGTGGTAAAGGAGGGATGTTTCCTCTCACTAACGCCGAAACGGATCAAAGGCAAGTTGAGATTTGGTATCAGTTCTGTGCCTATCTCATCGAGAAGCACTACTTCTGAAGGGAGGTTCTGTGGATTTTTACAATGTCGTGGTAAGAGAGAAGAAAGACGGTACTTCGCAGATCCGCCCTGACTTCAAGATCGGTCGGTCCAAGGACCTGATGACTCGCGGTGGCTCGTTCTACGCCATCTGGGATGAGGAAGCAGGTCTTTGGTCTACCGATATTTACGATGTGCAGCGACTCATCGATGCCGATCTGTTCCGGCATAAGGAGGAACTAGAGAAGAAGCACTCACAGGTCTTCACAGTAGCAACGTTGGAGTCTAACTCCACAAAGCTGTGGGATGAGTTCCAGCGCTTCATTCGGAACAGCGGTAACAACAGTCACAACCTGGACGAGAAGTTGACCTTCGCGAACACGGAAGTGAAGAAGAGCGACCACGTCAGTCGTAGGCTTCCTTATTCTCTGCACCCTGGAGATTGTAGTGCATGGGATCAGATTGTAGGGACGCTATATTCTGAGGAGGAGCGTGAGAAGATTGAATGGGCAATCGGAGCAGTTGTCTCAGGAGACTCGAAACACATCCAGAAGTTCCTTGTGTTTTATGGCCCTCCCGGCAGTGGAAAGTCCACGATTCTCAACATCATCCAAAAGCTGTTTCATGGTTACACGGCTGTCTTTGATGCTAGGGAGCTTGCCGGTAACAATAATGCCTTTGCCACAGCCGCCTTTAAGTCAAATCCGCTCGTTGCAATCCAGCATGACGGAGACCTCTCCAGAATCTACGACAACACCAAGCTGAACTCAATCGTTGCGCACGAGACGATGACAGTGAACGAGAAGTACAGGATGCCTTTCGAGGCGAAGTCCAACGCCTTCTTGTTCATGGGAACGAACCTTCCAGTTAAGATCACTGATGCCAAGTCCGGTATCATTCGGAGGCTCATCGATGTTGTTCCTACTCAACGGACGATTGATCATGATACCTATCATGTACTCATGGATCGAATCGATTTCGAGCTCGGCGCAATTGCTCATCATTGTGTACAACGATACCTATCCCTCGGGTCGAATCATTATAGTGGTTATCGGCCCACGGAGATGATGCTTCAGACCGACGTCTTCTACAACTATGTTGAGGCTAACTTCGACATATTCAAGGCAGAAGATGGCGTTTCGCTCAAGAGGGCTTGGGTCCTCTACAAAGAGTTCTGTTCTGACACTGGCATCGAGAAGATGCTGCCTCAGTACAAGATTCGTGAGCAGCTGAAGGACTACTTCGACGAATTCCTGGATAGGACCACTGTTGACGGTAAGGAAGTGCGCAGCTACTACAAGGGTTTCAAACATCTTGGCCCTGCTCCACCGAGGTCTCAAATGCCTGTAAAGACAGATGAGCCATATTCGATCGAGCTTGGTGAGAACCCTTCAGTCTTCGATGAGATGTTCGCCACACAACCTGCTCAGTACGCCAAAGAAGATGGCACTCCTGAGAAGAAGTGGGAGAACGTCACAACGCAGCTTCGCGATCTGGACACTTCCAAACTTCACTACGTCAAAGTCCCTCGGGACCATATTGTGATTGATTTCGATCTCACAGATGAAGACGGTGTGA